AAATTAAGGAGCTTGAATCATCAGATGCTATCAAGATTAGTGAGAATTCCCGCCAAATGCAGTTAAATACAAAAACAGATATAATGAAAGTGTTGACGGCTCTCAAAAATTATGCGCAATCTAAAAAAGAGACGTTTGATTTTGTAATTTTAAGTGCTGCACAATTTTATAGTGGTTTTAATAAACCGGATGTTTCTAGTATTAATATTGTTTTTAAATCAAGAGCGGAAGAAAAAGTTGTGAAAATTAAAGATGTAATTGCACTTTTAAACGGCTCTGAAAGAGAGCGGGATAACTTTTTTTATTTGTATCACAAAAGTAGTTCTGGAAATATGAACAAAGAGGAGATTTTTCGAGAAATAATTAAGGCATTTGTGTGTTAGGTAAATAGAGATTTGATTTGTACCATAACTACAATAGATATGGTACTTTTTTATTGTAATATAAATATAAAATGTTTTTCGTAATTTTAATATTTACATATAGTTGTGCAAGCTTGCCTGTTTTTGGTATAATATAGTGATAATTTAATAAGCGGTATAAACCCAGTGTTCATGCGCTTTTTGAAAGCTCAGGTCACTATCTTGGTCACTATTGAGAGGGTATTAAAGGTGAACTAAGATGGTATCTGAGCTTTTCTCCATTTATCAAAGTATTCTTTGTCAATAAGCCATGTGCGACCAAACAGGAAAGCCTTAAGTTCCCCAGAGCGACACATAGTATAAATCTTGTCTCTTTTGGTTTGTCGTAGCATTGTAGCTACTTCGGCGGCTGTATAGTAGTCGATTGATAATTTCTCCATATTTAAAATCTCCATTTATGTTGTAGTTCGGCACCAGTAACCTTTTGGTTACTTGGGTCTATATGTAGTTCCAGTTGGAACGCTTTGTTGTGATTGTAGTTCCTCTGCACGGACACCGGGATATAGGTGTCACCTTCGTGTCTCCCTAAGCCAACTCCAAGCTCCCATCGTGGAACCATAAGGTTGACCAGAGGGGTGATGTCTACTTCCTGCTGCACAGAAGCAGTGTAAGGAGTAGCAGAAGTTGTAGAAGCAGAGGTAGTATTTCCTTGAGGAACATTGGTGATCGGTACCTCTACTTTCTTGTTATTGATGGAAGCGACATACTTCTGGGTAATAGTTAAGTCGGGAGCCTCTGGTGAATCCTTAGGGGTCACTGAGAGGCTAGTGGTTGTCGATAGTTGTTTATTGGTGGTTGGTAGTGGTGAAATAGTGGTTGTCTGTTTGGAGAACCAATAGAATCCAAAGGAACCTAAGAGAACCCCAAGGGTAAACGACATAATGAGTTGTTTGTTAGTGGTCATAATTATCCTCCTCCTCGTCAGTATTTCTGACCTTAGTTGAAACCGAGTATTGCAGAGAGCATCATTTGGACTACCTTTAGGAGTCCTATGATTGCATCGTAGTTAGGTTTGTTGGTCGTAGATGTATCAATAAGCCACACGAAGAATACTGTGGCTATTATAGTAATAAGTAATCTTATGAGTATTATTTTTAGGTTAGTAATAGTAGGTAGCCTCCTTTGTTAGTGTTCTGACTTTTGTTTTAGTTAAGAAAAGAGGTAGTAGTTACTCAGGAGGAAGGAAGTAACTACTACCCTTAGGAGAATGAAGGAGACCAAAGGAGTCGTAATGGTTACCTCTGGAATACTCGTGTCTATTACCACGAGAGAACCCAGAGATATCTATTATATAACCTTTTGAACCCTTTCTCACTTATATGGAACAATAGCGTTATGGTTATATGTGGAACAATTAGCTACCTTGAAGTTTAGTTTCCTATTGCTAACTCCGGAAGAAACCATCTAGTAGATTTAAATTATTAAAATCCTGACTGTTACTCCTTTTCTTATTAACAAGAGGAGCTTCCTCAATATAACCTATGCCTCTATCAGGGTCTAACCACTTCTCAAGTTCTTCTTCGAGTAGTTCCTCCATGCCTACCTGAGCATCTCTATCCAATACCTCCAGCCAATGTGCTACAGCCATAGTGACAGCATCTAAGCGGTCATCGTGCGCCAAGGCTCCACGGTCTCTGGAGATACGAGTTAGCTGGTAAATGAGGGAATAAGCAGGGTTTTTCTCGTACACCCGGTAATCCTCACGGATAACTGAGGTATTCACAATCAGCTTATGTCGCATCATTATAGGCTCAAGAGTGTCGATAATACGAAGTTCTTTTTGCTTGCTGTTTTTAACTTCTTCAACAGAACAGGGGTGGATCGCATTAAGTATAGGCTTTATGAGCTGAACGAACATACCGTCACCAAAGTTAGCTTCGACAACTATTTCATTAACCCCATAGAACTTAGCCTTATTTGCTAAGGCTTTTAGGGTCGCATCTGTGTAACCATCACGGTATCCACCGACTTCCATGAGGAACAAATAGCCGTTCAAGAACTTGACAATAGCATAAGCTGTTTCATCTTTACCTCTACCGCTGGGGTCAATAGCCATAACCGTCCCTGTGTACTTAGAAACCTCTTGTGAGCGTAGTAAAGGTGAGTAGAAGTAATCACCCTTAAGGGCAACACAAGGAACGTCAGAGAGCCTCTGAGAGCCTCCAGAAGCCCAAGACCATTGCAAGGATGCTTCCTCAAGGTCAAGGTCGGCAACAATAAAGTCTGATACCTTAAGAGGGTACTTCTCGGCATCAGAGAGGTTCGTGTTTAGTTTGAACTGGAGAGCAAAGCCAGCCTTGCCGTAAGACAAACGCCTCTTAGCAATTTCTTCTTCGTTGAATCGGGCTGGGTCAGTCGGATAACCAGCGTAAGCCTCAGGGTTGGAGTCATATAATTGAGCGATACAGTCAGCTAAATTATCACCATATTCTTCACGTTCCTTAGAGGTCTCAGGGTAGACTACCGGATAAATAATGACATCATAGCCACGTTTTTGAAGCTCATTGTATAGCGACATTTCATTCTGAGGAGTACCAAGATATATTATCTGTCCACCCGGTTTTAAGATAGCATCAAACTCTTTAACAGACTCAGAGAGTTTATCCCTCTGCATCTGTGTGCCGGAGTTATTTGGAACCTCTACATCATCAGCTATCAGTAGGTCTGCACGAGTACCTGTTATTTGACCTGTGATACCAACGGACTTAACACTGGGGGAAATATCAGGGGTAGCTAATCCGACATCAAAAAGGTTCTGGGTATCCCTTTGGCCTCTGCGAGGAAGCAGTTCTTCAAGAAAAGGTAATACCTGAATAATTCTTTTGATGAATACGGCATTAGCATCTGAGCGGTCTTTGGAAGCAGAGATAACCTCTACTTTTATCTGGGGGTCTCGCCAAAGTGTCCATACGGCATAAGCACAGGCTATAAAAGACTTAGCGACACCACGGAAACCTTCAATGATAATTCGGTCACTGGGAGGCTTCTGCATGGTATTCGCTATGTCGTATTGAATAGGTGTAGGGTCTGGCAACCCTATCATTTTCCAGACAATAAAAAGGAAGACTCGAAAGTCCTCCTTTGCACGTTCTATTTGTTCAGGTGTCCAGTTAATTTACAGTCACCTCATTATCAAATATTGGTAGCTCCTTGGTAACTTTTTGAAGCTGAGGGAGCTTTGGATTGTCTGGAGTAGTTTCGAAGCGGTTATCCTTTAGGAACTTACGGACTTTTTCAAGGAACGCAGGGCTGCGTTTCATTTCTTCATCCTCAAGACCCTCCAATAGAGCCTCTAGTTCCAGCTCTGCTAATTGGTCGAGTTTAGAGGGGTCATATTTTACCATCGGGCAGCATACCCCCTAACATCCACATGGACGCCCCACTCGTAAATACCAATGCCATCTGCGCCAGCTTTTTCTGCGATTTTAAAGAGTTCCAAAGGGGTATAGCCGGGAGGCGTTTGAACATCAGCGGCTTCACCGTAGACGTGTTGGGAGTTCCAGACACCACCTACTTCTGCGTTATGGTCAGGGCAGCGATAAGCGCAGGAGAGTTCCAAAGGGCAACCACATAACTGGCGCATAGTTTCCACAACTTGAACTAAGCGATGGTTTACACCTGCGCCATTATTCATACCACCACACCCACATTTACAAGCAAATTCAGACGAGTCAAAGTGTTCTGATACTTTCAAGTTATCACTCCTTTTTTATTTTAATGGTTTTATAGATGGTACAAACAATCTGTACCAAGATGTATAGAATGGTAGTAATATAGACCATATCAGACAAAGGCACCCCAAGCACGGAGAGTGTAGATACTCCGACCGGAGGTGCTATTTTTAATACTTCATCATGAAGGCTGTCATTATTCATTTGTTGCTCCTAATTCGATTTTATTTAATTCTTCTGCACTTTCAGCTTTTTCGATTGCTGCTTTTTGTTTTCGATACCGCTCGTGCAACGCATTACTTCTGACTGCGCTGGTTACAAAAACACCCATAATATCAGCGGCGGTAATTATAGCTGTTGAGTTGTCTGCCATTGCCCAACCGATTGTTGCGCCTTCGCCCTGCACTGTCAATGCTTTTAACGCAATATCTAGCCTGTCACGGCTTTTTGTGTCAAAGTCATATGTATTGCCCTTGTACTCAACCGGGGCGACCTCTGCGGTATCCCTACGCAGTTTAGCGGCATTAATAAGCACTTCCTTACAGCGTTCCAGCGGTGGGTATTCTTCGACCTTTTCAATCCCTAAAGTCGAAAGAACATCTGCATCTGCTCCGACCGGAAAGCTGATATAAGGATACGCCTGTTTTAGCTGCGCAAAGCTGTCATATGTATTTCCTTCGTATTTATATTTGATAACCTTCTGTATCATTCGTACCACTCCAATTCTAAAGGAAAGTCTAATATCGGACCCGCCGTCAGGTTTGTATAGCCCCAATTAGCCAAGTCTTCGCTGAAAATATTATAAGAATTACTGTTAGGATCAAAAAGACTGTCCACATTATCTATTACAAAAGGACTTCCGCCTGTCGAAGAGCGAACAATAAGCCTTGACAACCCAGTAAACCTTTTTGACGCAGGAGGGACAGGCTCCGGAAGATTGTAGAAATACAATGCTGCTTCAATTAACAGCATGTTAGTTGGGTCTACTGCAAGAGTTACATTATAAATTTGAGTATCGCTTTTAATTGTTTGCAGTAAGGGAGACAAAGAGCCTTCTCCTTCATCTTGATAAGCACGAGTATAGCTGTATACATATGCGTCTAGTCCTGCATATGTCAAAGCAAGGCTTACGCGTCCCTGCCAGTTTATAAGCGTTCCTGCTTTCTTTGACGCTAATATCAATTTGCTTGACAAGCCCATTACAACGCCACCTTTCCAAGGATATAGATAAAGATAGCATTCGCAGGCTCATTCACTTCCATAGCGATTTTCAATACTTCGCCATCATCAATATCAGGCAATGCACCATCCATCATGTAAACTGTGGGAGTATTATCTCCAATGCCATTGTTAGAACCAATACTGAACGTGCCAGTTCCGCCTGACCGAGAAACAGAAATAATAAACGTTTTGGCATATCCAGTCATATCACCAGTGTCTCTAAATACTACACTTCGGCTCAAACTGTTATTAAGGGTATAGGTCTGAATATTTGAGTCCCCTCGTTGTAAGACTGTTGGCAATACGCCGACTGCCTGCATATCGGATTTTGTTTTTAAACCTCCATTAAAGGTATTTGTAGCTGTAAAAGTGTTATCGGCAGCAGCGACTACATCACCTGCTCCTGTGCCGTCTGTGCCTTTGTCACCTCTGGGTATTGTTATATCAAGCACGGCTGCGGTATCTGTTCCGACGTTGGTCACGCTTGCTGTAGTTCCCGGCTCTCCTGTTGTTACGGTTCCTATTGCGACTGTAGCAGCTGCACCGTCTTTACCGTCTGCTCCGTGTTCCCCTTGTTCACCTTTAATATTCACTGGGGCAGGATTATCTAGCCCAGCCTCATTTGTCCAAGAAAGAATGTTTTCCGTCACACTCGGTACAAACACATTGACTTTTTGTGCTATCTCTTTGATTTCATCAGAGAGGTTTGCGAGTGTTTCTAAGTCCAACGAGGTTTGTTGTTCGAGAGCAAGAAGCCCTTCTTGGGTTTTATATTCAAGCTTTTTAATACCCTGAGTGGTGGTGGTATCCAAAAGAGTCTTAAAGGAATCACCAAGTTTCTCAACATAATTCTTCGTAACTACATCTTGAGGGTCTATAGGGTCACCAACATTGATAATCCTATGGTTCAAGGCGTTCCATCGACTGTCTTCATCGGTAACCATACTGTTAATCCTAATCCAGTCTTCTTGTTCTTCGAGAATATGGAGTTGTTGAACTTGAGCAATTGTCATATCCTCAGCCTTTAAAACACTGGCATCCTGCCAAGACACTAAACGTTCCGTTGAGGTTTTCCTTTGGATAACTATAAGAGTCCCAGCGGTAGGAGCCAAAGATAATGTGACTTGGCGATTAGCGACCACATAATCTGTACCATAGGTAAGGTTTGTGTCGGCCACAGTGGCGATCACAAAGGAACCTTTAAGGTAATCAAAGGGGATATCAAAGACCGCCTGAGAACCAGTACCTTCGTAGGTAATAGTTGTTTTTAATATGGTGTATCATTTCCTTTCTTTAAGAAATTCAAAAGGCTACCCGGAGGCAGCCTCTTTTATTTCTGAGGGTTTTGAATATATTTGTAGTTAAGGTAACTTTGGTTAGCCTTACGTTGAATAGCATTAATTTTCTTGTTGATTTCATCCAGCTTGGTGCGTTTTGTAGCACCATCCAGTTTTTCATCATTCAAGATACCATTGTAGGTTTTACGGTGAGCATCAATTTGTTTCTTAGCACTCAGCATACCTTTGTGGTTCCTTGACTTATTTTTCTTAGAGCTGCTGTTATACTGCTTTTCAAGAGCATCCAGACCATCATAGAACACCTCAGCACTACGAGTTCGGCTACCTTCTGTAAAGGTAAACCGAGTGAGGTCAGTAAGTTTCTTATCAGGGGTGGCGTTTTCTTTTGCAAAAGCATCATAAGCACTTAGGAAGAATATACCCATAGAGCCAGTCACGGATTTAATTGAATTATCAACTTTAGCGGGACTCAGATCGGCCGCCTTACCTATACTTTTAGCTACTTCGGAGGTGTAGATGTTGTATTGGTCAGCAGTCTCCTTTTTCATATCCCGGCTACTAACTATAGGTTTACCACGATAAAGGTTGTAATTAGTCATCCACTCAATGATAGGAGTAGCAGCTGTTGGAATAGGGTTAGGTATAGTATTACCAATTAAGAACCCATTGAAATTACTGCGTTCCAAAGCCTGTGGGTCTTGGTCATAAACCATATCCAAAACACGTTCAACAGCAGAACCAAAGAGGTATCCAGGTAGTTCTGGCTTAGGAATCTTAAAGATTGTACCATCAACTTCAAAGAACCAATGTTTCATTTTGTCATCAAACGGCATATCACGATACCAGTCTTTGTCGTGGTTTTGGCTCCAAAGAGCTATGGTGGGGAGTGTAATGTAAGCAGTGCCAAAAGCAATAGTTTCCTTCGGTCTTTCGTTCATCAACCTACAAAACTTATCAAAGCCTTGAATAGTTGCATTAAAGAAAGCAGAATAACGATTTATTTGTCTACCTTTGGTACCAGCTCTAGCAAAGTTCAATGTGAGGTCACGGGATTTTGCACCTGCTTTTTCAGGAGAATAACCTCGTTCTAACGCTCTTTTAAACTCAGCAAGACGAGGAGCTTCTTCTACCATCTGGTTAAAATCAAGCATAGTGCTTATGGTCTTGTCTCCTACTTTATACGCAAGGTTATCTTTATACCAAGGGGTATCACCAGCGGCTCCACGAAGCCTCTTTGTGATGTCCCTACTATTACCAATATAGGTAGAGAAGGGGACACCCTGCGCTTCAAAACGAGCCATAAGCTCTTTATCAACTCGCCTATAGAAACCTTCAAGGGTACCAAAGATAGGTTTTAAGCCAGTTTCAGAGGCTAAAGAAGCAAACACGCTATCTCGTAGGAAGTTCCAGACAGTAAAGGCAGGAGTAGAGGTCGCACCAATGCGTAGTGTAGTGGAGGCTGTAGTTGCTATTTTTGCTAAAATATTACTCATAGCCGCCGCAGTTCCTCTGTCCATTTCTTTAACAGCCTCATAGACACCCGGAGCTATTGCTTGGTATGCCTTTTGTTTACCATCTTCCCAAACAGTAAAGACCCCTTTGGCACCAGCAGGGCTACTACCTTTGACTTCCATAAGTAAAGAAGCACTCTTGTCTTTCTTGGTGAGATTAGCGAGAGCCTGACCGACTCTATTTCGTTCACCATTATTAACGAGGCGCATTACTGACTGCTGCATACTAACAATAGGGTCTTTCAATGAGCGCTCACTGCCTTCTTCACTTAGAGCCTTGAAGAACTTATCAATATCAACAAAGTTCTGATGTTTACCAAAAGAAGTATCCATAGCGTTCTCTATGGAAAAATCACGGAACAGCGGGACATAGTGTGGATACTTTGTTTTGAAATCAGCCGCCATTTCTTTTTTCAGGAAACCAAACTCAACAGAAAGGTCAAGGATATTTTCATTGAAAAGCTGGAGTTGCTTTGCGGCCACCTTTAGATCGCCGGGGGCGTTTCTGATGGTCGCTACTGCATCACTTTTTTTGATAGGAGTAACATAATCTGCACGTCCTTCTTCGATAGCAGTAATGGCTTTCTCTGTCTTGAGAATAGCCTTTTCAAGCTGACTAACAACTTTACTGTCAAGAACTGGGTCGATGGTTTTCAACTTCTTCTGGAAGTCTGTAAGCTGCTCTGTGAGTGCCGCAACTTTCTCAGTATTTTTCAAGTTGATAACTTCGAGAGTATGGAGAGCCGACATATAACTAGTAAAGGCATCATGCCAATCTTTAAAACCATGTTTGCTCAGATACTCTTTGTTTTTACCAGATTTAGCTAAGGCTTCAAGTGGTGCGTAGACGTCAGCAAAGGTAACTTTATTTAAGGGGATATTGTACACTTCTTCTAAAGCACCTATAACAAATTTACTGTCTAACTTAGAAAGCCCTAAGAGCATTTGGGAACGAGCGGGAATCGTGCTTTTAATCGCTAAGGCTATATCAGCAGGGTTTTCTTCTGGATTAATTTTATATCCAGTAAAGTCCTCAAAGTCCTTAATGGCGGTTCTAAGTTTGGCAGTGTCGTCCACTAAGGCGTTTTGGACATTATCAATTCCTTTAATTATTTGTTGCTTCATTGGAGTTTTAATATCCCCTTCAACAACAATAGCACCCCTTACACGAGCTTCTTCGCTCTGTGTATACCACTTACGAATCTGATTACTGAGGGTGTCTATCTTCTTCTGGAGCTTCGGGTCTTCTGCAAGTTTACTTGTGAAGTCCTCAAAGTATCCCGGAAAGTTCTTCTGGGCAACCTCAGGATTCATAACGTATTCCGCTGTAAACTCAGCGATACCTTCACCACGCAGTTCAAAATCTTTATACTGCCCATTTTTCCAGACACTTTCAGCAGCAGTTCTTAACTCTGCATCATGTCCTTGTAGATTGAATTTCTTGTCAAGGTTATGCCCTATTTCATGGGCAATAGTGTCGAACTCTTGGAAAGAGCGGATGCGGACACCTTCTTGTTTCGTCATATGGTAGCCAAGGGTATTCTTTCCGGCTTGCATACGACCAACACGGACAGGAACAATACTATTGGCGGTATTAAGAATCTGGTGGATACGCACAGGATGAGGATATTCGGTAGGCAGGGGTACTACTTCGGTTTCGTAGGCACCACGGAAGGGCTGAGTGTCTTCAAGCTGTTTTGCTTGCTTAAAGCCCTCATCGACAATCTGGTCGAGACGTTTGGATACCTCAGGGTTCGCTGTGTGATCTATGCGTTCCTGAATGTTCTTTGGCTTGAACGCTGATCGCTGGGTGACCACAGGTTCCTCTGTAGACAACAAAGCCTCAGAGATAGTAGGCTGTTTTTGCACAGGAGCCTCAGGTTTAACACGTTGCTGTAAATCAAATTCACCTTTAACAATTTGTTCAGCTTCTACAACTGTTTTCTTAGCCTTATTAACAAGGTAGTTTTTTCGGGCGTATTTAGCTGAATGTACAGCCGGAATCACAAGGGGAGCCTCAGCGGCGATAAGGATACCAGCGGCTCTTAAAGGATGTGCTTCTGCATAATCATCCCAACCTTCTTCTTGAGTTTGTTGATATGACCCTAAGACTGGAGCTGTATTTTTACCCAGTTCTAGCAGGGCTTCACCAAGTCCTTTTTCTTTTGCTTGTTCCACTGTGTCCCGAGCTATCAAAGGTGCGATTGCGGTTGTAGCGACACCACTCCCAAGCATAGCAGCAGTAAAAACAGCAGGTTTCACTGTTTCATCTGCCACATTGTCAGTAGCAGCTTTATACCAATCTGTTGCTGCCTGCTGTTCCTGAGTTTGTCTATTAGATGTATCGACACCAACAGTATCAAGACCAGTAAGAGCTAATGGGTCTGTTATGGCAACATGGTCACCAGCACGTTTTACTTCTTGGAGGCCTTGGACAGCCCCCTTAGCATAGTCGAACAGGGCATCCCCAAGGTCAGCAAAAGCATTATGTCGTTTTGCTTGTATTTCTTCAAGAGCCTTTTCTTCAATAGATTGCTCTGGTTCAAAATTCAGTAAGTCATCAGTAATGCTCACTTTGGTTCCTCCTATTCAATATCATTAGGTAACTCAAGGCTATCCAGCAGGTTTGCAGCGTTCAGACCATACCGAGGAGCTATTTTCATCAAGCGTTCCTCAATCTCACTTCTGGTCATACCTTTAGCGATCATCTGCGGAACTGCTTTTGTTTTGATTTCGTCAATAAGAGCATCAGAGGAATTGTCAACAGGAGACTCAGTGGCTTCTGCTTTCTTGGCCTCAGATTTACCGTAGCCAGGAACGCAATGTTTCCAATAGTCGTTCATGCGGCGAGCGGCGGCATTGGCTTTGTCTTGGAACTTATCATCAATCTCTGTGTCTTCATTTTCCATTTGACGTTCATACTCTTTCAGGGTCGCCATATCAGTCCACAGCTTACCTTTTTCATATTTGAGGTAGAACTGGTCTTCAACACTAAGATTACCTTGATCGATAGCTTTAAACTTAGCGTTGATGCTTCGGCGTAGAGCATTTTGTTTAGCCAAAGGAATCCCAGAGTTATCAATAAGTCTCAGAGCTTCCTCTTGGGAACCCGCTTGTGTCACCGCTTGAACAGTGTTGTTATAGATTTCATCTGACCATTCTTTGGCGACTCGTTTCGCATCAGCATCTTTCGCTCTCAGGCGACTTCTGATTTTGTCGAGGCGGTCAGGGGAGTAGGCAGAAGCGGTAACTTCTGTGTCATCCGCACGATCATCAAGACCCCCTCGGTAACCCCCAAGGTGCAGATGGAGACCACTACCAGCATTATGATAGAGTATCTCAGAGAAGTACGGTTTAAAATTAGCTTTTACTGTTTCCTGTTCTTCCTTAGTCAAATTACCGAGGTGTACATCAACTGCATCTCCAGCTAAGTGATAACTTGTTGGAGAGCCATTAGCGGCGGCGTTGCGTGCAGGGTCACGATAACCACTGGTATATTCAGCGACATCACCGTATCCAAGTTGCGACAATATACCACCGACAGAAGGTAGGATAGCCTTAAAAGCAGGTTTAAGACCATCAAGGTCACCTGAGTATTGCGGGAGGTAGACCTGAGGAATCCCACGGCTTAATGCAGTAGCCGGGAGAGCTTTAAGGCGTTCCTCTGCTTTTTCCCAGTTTACAGTACCATCACTGTTCTTACAGGCTTCGTAGACATCATCAGCTACTTTATAGTTGACGTTCTCAGAGACCTTCTTGTAATACTTGAAGAAGGAGAGTTCATCACCTATTTTCCGGTCAGAACCATAATAAGGTGTATCTTTAATGGCGTTCAGTTTCTCAGTGCTGGTGCCATTCTCAGCAAGCACATCGAGGTTTCCTTGGATTATCTTGAGGATTTCATCAGAGTTCCTAACGTACCCTTGAAGTTCCCTAGTGATTTCTCCGAAGGACTGAACAAAAGCATCTGTATCCATTGTGTCAGCTCCAGCTACTAAGCCTTGAAGTTTAACATTACAAGCTCTTTGACCTTTAGCTCTGGCTTCGTTATTGATACGCTGGTGAGCTTCATGGGCTACCTGTAGGACATCCCTCTGGTAACCATCGTAGAAGCCTTTATCGAAAGCGACACCATTTCTGACACTTTCCTTAAAGGAACCATAGGTCTCCTGTAGCATACCATCGTAAGACTGGATAGCTTCATTGATACTTTTAGGAGTGCCGGGGTTCTCAGAAGCCCACCGTTCCTTTGCAGAGGCGGCTGCTACCTGACCTATAGACTGGTCAAGAGTAGCCATTGCGTAAGGATTGTCGGTAAGGTCATAACCTTTGTCGCTGTGTTGGAGGGCTTGTATGCGGTCAAACTTAGCAAGGTCTTCGGGAGTCTTTCCGGCTATCAATTTTTCTGCCTCAAGAGTAGTGAATTGTTCACGTTCTCGTTTATCAGCAGCTATTGATTCATCATAAATAGCACTACCAAGGATACCTAAGGATTTAGAAAGTAAGGCAGCATCCAAGTCTGTCTTTTGGCTAATTCCATTACCAACCGAAAGAGCCTTTAAGTTCTGCTGATAGACACTCTTAGGTTGTATTGCAAACTGCCTTTGAGTGCCTATTGCAGCACTTACGGGGTTTGACATTAGTTGATTACCTCCTTATATTTATTTAGCTCCATTAGTTACCCAGTTATACTTAGCACCAGTATTTTTCACGGATTGGCGTTGATTCTGGGTTTTGGTATAGGAATTTAAAACGACCCCAGCAGTGCTTATAGCATTACTGAAACGGGATGGCATTTTAGGAGCAGAAGCATTTAAGTTATTTATATAGTCTTTTGTAGAGAGCAAGCTGCGCTCTTTGTTTAAATCAATTTCATTAGACTTACGAGCAAAATTATCTTTGATGGATGCTTTCGTCCGGGCAGTATCAGCTTCAACATTCCTAACGAGCATTCTAGCAGTACGACCAGACATTGTTTCATTTACTGCGGCTTCAACACCAGAGTTGAGTAGCATTGCATTATGAGACACTTTATCAAGTTCTGCAACAGCAGCATCAAAAGCATCCACACGTTCTATTTCGTAATCTTGAAAAGCATAATTCATTTGAGTAAAAGCGGCTTGTGCTTGCTGGTTCATCTGAGCCTGAGCTGCTTTAGCAGTAGCTTTTTGACCCATGTAGTTGCCTGCAACTTGCAAACCAACATCTAATGCAGAGGGGAGAGAACACATTATTTAGGTGTCTCCTTTCTTTGAAAGTAGAAATATTGACACTGGTCGTTGGGAGTCTTATGTTGCCAATTAGCACCCATCCAAGTAAGCCATTTGATGTGCAAGTCGTTTCCTAACCAAGCCCTGTTAGCGAGGATTTTGTAGACGTGCAGGTAAAAATCAAGGAGTTCTTTGGAAGCCTTGAGGAACCTAATGGGATGCTCCTCGACTCTATGCGTACACAGCATCCAGACAGCACCAACATTATCAGTGTCAGGGATAGGCTCGACACCACCGATAGCGTAGACATTATCGTTTTCATCAACGAGACACCTGCATTCCTCCAATTCTTCGAGGGGCGTATCAGCGAACCTTACGCCACCCATTTCAGCCTCTTGTATGTCAAGTGGACGTACGTTCTGTAGGAAGTCTTGTAGGTGACCGATGGTGAGCTTTTTAAGTGTCATCATATAGGTTTACTCCTCCTATAGTAGCTTCCTTCCCACCCAGCACCTATCAGTGCTACAGGATTTGGGTTAGTAGAAGTGACTGTTATTTCACAGTTTGTGTTTAAAGATTGAATAGGAACTTTGAATTGGTCTGTAGAAAAAATTAAAGAACCTAAGGTACTATTGCGATTCCCTAAGGTTCTGGAGGTATGCAGGTATTCAAATTTATTCCTATCTTTTATATCAACAGAGACTAAGAAAGTCCCTGAGTCTGAAAAGTTTACCCAGAAAGAGCGAAGTTGCAAACGTCCGGTGTCGATAGTTTTAGTACCACTTTGGGTTTCCTGTCTAATCATAAGAGTCGAGAAGCCGACCTTCATGGTAAAGTTTTGACCAATAAATACTATCTTGTTGCGCCAATCTCCTTCGATTACGACTAAACCATCAGGGGCGACCTCAAGCTCCAAATAGGTTCCTTGTTTATCCACAAGGGCAAACCTATTAAAGCTTATTAAATCAGAGGAGTCGTAAACATCCTTGAGGTTAAAAGAGGTTCGCTCTGAGACTGGGTTGTAGGAATCTTCTGGGATTGCATAAGGAACCTTGCGATCTAAATAGATTCTATAAGGTTCGTCTTCAAAGTCAGCAGTATTGTAGGTGAAGGACATCTTCTCAAGAAAAAGTATACCGTCTCTTTCGACAACGATATAAAAGATACCACCAAAGAAGTCTGCACCAAACACAGTGCCATCTCCGAAGTCCCAATGAGACCATGCTGCCTGTTGGCGCACAGAGTCAATAAAGAGATACTTATAAACATAAATACAGTTACTTGCCCCTTCTGTTAAAAATAGCAGAAGGTTTTCAACAGGGGACGTAATAATTTTATAGACACCATTGGGAATGTAGTTAGATACATGACTGGTAATGTCTTGAGCATCCTTACTCTCCGTGTTGTCAGCAGCAGTGAAAAACTCACGAACGGTAGTGTACTGACTACGCTCTGCGGTGAAGTATAGGTTTCTACCAGCAGTCGCAGGTTTAGCTTTTAGTGAATTACCAAAGCGGGTTACAGCAGGAGGGATGTTTGCGGTCTTAGGTGTCAACACACCCTCGCACCTCAAGATGAATTGTGCGTCATCACTCATCAAGACAAGGTTTTCATCATAAGGAACCGCATGGTGTAATGTGGCAATCTTGTTGTCGGATATAGCTAAATCAATAGCATCTGTGTCTTGGACTTCCATTGTTGAAACCATCCAGAAGTTAAAGAAACCAGCGGACTGAGACAAGATTACATTCTCACCTGCGATAAAGCATAAGCGGTTTCGGAAGTAGACAATATCTTTTATAGGATAACCAATGAAGGACGGTTCAGGGTTAGAGTCTTCATCACCTGTTCTCCGTTCTTCCCACTCAGCTCGTCTGAGTAAGAAAGAACCATCTGCCTGCCTGACCAAAACATGAGGCATTGTTTGGAGATCGTAACTCTTAGAGATACCGGGGCGCACACATTCTTTCCAGAGATTCTCTGAGGCATCATAGCGTATATAGTAGTCGTCCGTAGTGCTGCCGGATTCTCCTGCTACTTTGACTGTGAAACCATCAGGAGCAGAAGCAGGGAGCATAGAGAATTTCTGTACGGTCTTAAGGACACCAAAGGCTGCTTGGTTATTATAACCATCATACACAGTAACGCTTTTAATATCTGAGGTAGTATTTTGCTCAATAACTGTTTCCCAAAAACCTTTTCTACGAAGCTCGCATCTAACATCATTAAGAAATAAAACTTCCCAATAATCCATTGAGCAGCGATTTATTTCTGCGAGTGCTTGTGAGGTTAGTGTAACATAATCATCTCCGGGGTTATAGGCATTGATTCGCAGTTTGTTTTCTCTAGGATAATACTGAGCGATGGTTTTACTCATGCTTTTAAATATTTGTTCTTGTTGTTCATATGATGTTGAGGGGGCTCTCCAATACTTTTTCTCAATGGTAGTGTTAGAGGATTTTTTTATATACAACCAAGAGGAACCTGTTTGTACTTCATAACCATTATTGCGCGCTTGTGCAGCTAATTGATTAGCTATATAGTCGGTTGCAATTTGTCCTGTATGAGACTTGTCGGAACCATCAGGGGTCGTAAAGGATGCTATGGTACCATCATTAATATCCACACGATATGTCCTACCATATTGACCACTCTTAATATTCACTAATGCACCCTGAGTAACCCAGACATCCTCTGTTACCTCATTGGACATTCTGGGGATAGCATAAATATTAGAGATAAAGGTGTAGTCGGCTATGGTTTGACACTTAAGGTCACTCCGGGGGGTTTGAGTAGTAATATATCGTCTGGCATCTTCACTTTCATAATGAACTTCCTTAGGTTTCCCATCGAGGTCAAAGACCATAACATCGTTACCGGTGAAGGTTACAATGTACTTCTCATAGTCATCTCGGTTGATGAAGTGTACAAGCGGTTTATTGCCTACATTAACTTCTTTCGCTAAAGGAGCGACATACTGAGTAGGCGGTCTCTTTTGGAGTCCAGCGGCTTCCGTGGAGAACCCATTGATTTGCTCGTTGAGCTGCTCTGGGTGCCGAAGAACCTGTGGCTGTTGACTGATACCAGCTACAAGATTTTTTATAGTTTGAGAATATAAAGCTGTCATCGGGTCAACAACTCCTGTACATGAGTATGGTCAAGTAAGTTATATTCGTTTTTGTCGAGTTCATCTTCCTGTAGATATTGCCAAGTCTCTTGGACTTTGTTATTGAGAATCTGGGTCAACGACTCATCACCAAGGTATCTCGACTGAAATTCAGCAGAGGCTTTAGCGACAATGTAGTTGCGAGCAGGTTCCGGCATATCTTCAAAGGGAACTAAAATAATAGCGTTGATAGAAATAGGACTTTCAAAGGTGGAGGTCTTAGCGATTAGATCATACACATAGTCGCCTTGCTTCACATACTTTGTACCTTCTTCACCATCTATTTTCAGGTATACATCTAACCATTTGATTTTCTTTGAGTAAACATCAGGATTCAAAGGGTATTCAGTGATGCTATTGAAAGACCAGCCACGAGACTGAAAGGATCTGTTGTTATTCCTGAGGATACGGAGAGCACTGATAACATCAACATTCATAATGTTTTCCAAGGTGTTCACTGGGGCTTCACCTATAGCACCAATAATTTCATTGACAGCATCCAGCTCAGTAGTAGGGGAAATCATTTAGATTTTTCCTCCTCCTTTCTTTTAGAAAAAATAGGGGAGCCATTAGACTCCCCTATGGGTAATTTATGCAGCGGTAATAACACCCATGAAAGCAGCTTCAGGACGCAAACCACCATGACCCATTGCATATTTAGCAATGATTTGGTCAGCTTGCAGGTTAGCACGGCGAGCGTGTTCTACAGCCAAGTCTTTCAAGGTCAGAGTGCCTACCGTGGAACGGTGAGCGACAAGGAACATGCAGGTGTCTTTGTATTCAACCGGGAAAACGTGACCGTTTCCTTGTATAACACCTGCATTGACATCTGCACCGCCTTTGGTCAGGTGAGGAGTCTCAACGAGGTCAAAGCCGAGCAATTTCGGAGGTTTGCCGCTCTCAATGGTTACAGAGGCACCATACAGTTTATTGATGATGTCTTTGTTTGCTACCAAGGCGTTAAGTGCTACCGGGCGAATGTAAACAGTACGTTCAGATTCGGGGACGTAGTTTTCGGACATGGTAGTTTTGATTGACAAGAGCTGTTGAAAGATTGCTTTGCCCATTGCTTCGGTTTCGCCAATGGATGCAGCAGGGATCGCAGTGGACATTATTGCACCTTTGCCCAAACCAGTGATATTTTCTTTGTCTTCGACTACCAGTTTTGCGATTTCAGCAAGGACGGCACCGTCACGAGCAACAGCCAAAGCCTCGCCTGCTTGTTTAGCGTATTCACCACGAACATCAAAATGTGCCATAGCATCATCAAGGTCAAAAATCAAGACATCAGAGGTCAACAGACCATCAATTTCAATGATTTTCTCTGCATGAGGGATGTTGACACGCAGGTCGTCAAGATTAGCACCAGCTTTAAGGTAGGAGCTTGCTGCACGGCCAAATACAGGGAAAGAGGCGGATTTACCACTTGTGATATTTCGTTCGATATGACGGCCAAGAGTTACAGAATGTTGGGTGTAAGCAGTAATAGTTTCACCTGCATACATCTTCAAGAACAATGCGAGACGGTCAGCGGGGGATGCTCCTTGGATTAGACCGGGAGCTGCAATAGTAATATCTGCCATTTGTTAAATAATCATCCTTTCGGGAATAAAAATAGACAGCACACAGGCTGCCTTTTTTAGAATATGTTGGAATTAGCTACACGATCTTCAACGGATTGTGTGTATTTAGCATCCCGCCCATATCGGGGGTCTGCCATTGCTTTTGTCATCTCGGTGACATTAGAGAAACCTTTGGTTGCCCCAGAGGTTGCACTGCCTAAGACAGAACCATTTGCAGTTCCGTTCTTAGCTACCATCTGTGCTTTAACACCATTCAAGTATTCCTTGATAGTGGGCAGGTCAGCGGTGGTCATAATAGTATTAAAAGCGGCTACCTGTGCTTCTCCTTGGGATTTCACAAAGGCTGCCATGCGATTAAAACCTTCGGTGCCACCTGCATATTCCTTGACGGTTCCTACGAATTTGTCAGCGGTTGCTTGAAGACCAGCAATACAGGCATCTACAGCAGCTTTTGGATAGCCTGCTGCTTCCAACTCTGTGTACTGTGCCTCAGTCAAAGCACCTGATTCATCATAGGTTCGTTGTAGTTCTTCAAAGTTCAAACCTTTGTCGGTAACAAGCTGTTTGACCTGTTCCGTAGTGGCTTTAGCTTCGTTTACTTCTTTTTGTACGACATCATCAGGGTTCGGAGTTGCTACCTTTTCTTCACTTTCGGCAGCCTTATCGTCCGAAGCTTCACTTTCCGATGATGTTAAATCTATCTCTTGTCCGTTCGACATAACCTCAACTTGTGAAAGGTCAGGTTCTGTAGAGGCGTGAGATTCTTCGGTTACCACTTCGGTAACTTCTTGGTTTTCAGTGGGTTCCATTGGTTCCTCCTTGTTATTGAGTAGGAGCCGCTTCTTGTCCTTCTATGAGACCTTTAGCGACATTAGGTGTTGCTGCTTGTGCCATTTGCATCATGGCTTGCTGTTGCATTTCTTCTTGCATCTGCTCATCCGATTTAACAAGACCAGTAGTGTCGAGATTGTGACCAGAAGCCAGCGAGATAATAGCGTTACCCCAGTTGATACGTTGTTGAGCCTCAGGGATATCCCTAACAGTAGTTAAGAAACTCGTTATTTTGCTCAGATCGTGACCACGACCAAGGGCTTCAATGCCTGTGGTGATTGCTGGCTCTATCATGTTGTCGGGAATTTGCGGGAGTTGTCCTGTAGCTTGAAGCTGTGCGAGCAGTCTCCGTACCAGTGGAAGTTGTAATTCCTGCGACAATATAGAGTAGATACCACCTAAGGTATCCTCAAGTTCCCCGGCGACATACCGGATTTCCTCAGCAGTGACACGTTCACCGCTCCTTTGAACAGCAGAGTTGAGCATAAAAACATAAGACAGCCGAGCTTCTAAGGCATCTGCTGTCTGTTTTGCTATCTGCATATCTTGAGATTTTTGAAGTTGTAGTGTCTGGATATCCTCAATACGACCCGGTGCAAAACCACCATTCTTCGTTGCGGTTACTTTGCGAACCTGTGTGATACCATTAGGATTCACAAGGTTAATTACAGTGGCAGCGATCGCCGCTAATTCAACGATTGCCTTTTGGAGTCCTTCAAGTGATTTTAGGTCACCAAGGTATTCCTCGACATAACCACGACCATAGGACTCACCATCAATTTTCACGAGGCGCAGAGGTATCCACGGGCATTTATCTTTCGGATAATTATTTTCAGTTCCCGGTATCTGCTTGCCATCTACTTCTTGGTAGGAGTACATTCGGTCATCTTCGTTGCTGTAGTAAACATGGGTGTATACGATTATTTCTTCTTCGGGTTTCTTATTGGAATCAATGAGAGACCTTACTTCCTGTGGGAGCGTAGCAACAGTAAGTTTGTCGGTTGCTATAAGCTGTATCACGTTTCCTAAGGCATCCCTTTGGATTACATAGGAATTGAGGCGATAGAGCTTAATACCTCCTTCTTTCGGAGGAAGGAACAGACAACAATTACCAGCGACTAAAAGCTGTTTGATAGCCTCATTAATGGTTACCCTTATCTGGTATGTTTCGATGCAGTTGAGGATGATTTGCTCCATCTGGACGAGCTTTTGCTCAATCTCATATTTAGCGTTAGCATCGGCCTCATAATAAGCCGCAAGGTCATCACGCAGTGTCAATTTGTAGAAGGGGGCATTAGGAGGAAATAACGCCAAGAGTAATTTAGCAGTTAGGTTATTTAGTCCTCTGGCTCCTACGGATTGATAAGGGGTATCATATTTGGTATCTTTGTTGTCGGCTTCCTTCGGGAATAAAGAAGGAATTGTGAGCTTTGCACATTCTTCTGCCCTTGTGATATAAGATTTACGGTCGTTTTCGAGGCGATCATAAAGCTCTTTTGCTTTTTCGACAAATTCTATTGCCATTAGATGTTCAACCCAGTTCCTCTGGTATTGCTGATACCAATAGTGAGGGACTGTTTACCAGTCTTCTTTTTCTTAGACTCGGTGGCTGTATCGACATCAGCGACAGTAGTTGTCTCAGGGGCAGCAACAGGAGTGGCAGCAACAGTGGCAGGGGTATTTTTGATTTTTGGTTTGTTACACATAATGCCTCCTGTTCTACATATTTACTGGATTGTAGCCAGTAGAGGTGGAGTTCATTTTGATTTTCAAGGCATCTCTGCCTTTCTTTTTGTTGAAAGCGTCACTGCCCTCACCATAGACAGGACTCTCAGGCTCAGTAGCTTCCGTAGAAGGAAGAAGCTGAGAAGCTGTAACCTGTGTGTTAGCAACGCTTGGTGACTTGACTTTAAAACACATTAGGTGTCATAGTCCTCCATTCTCGGTGGATTTGCTAAAGCTTCGCAAACCTCTAAGACAGCCTGTACGCCCTTCATATATCCAATATGTTCATCATTGTTAGCGTGTTGCTTCCTCATCAGTTCAGAGAAACTAAAGACTTGTTTGAGATACTCTAGGTCTCCTTTAGGTAGTAAAGGAATCATAGAGTCTTCGAGGTCAAATATTGTTAATCACTTCCTCTCCTCACTTATCTGGAACGATAGTGTTTTCGTTATATGTGGAACAATTAATTAGGCGACCATAGGATAGGCTTTTTAGTTTCAAAGTCATAATCGGAAGCCCTAAGAATCCTTGCGACTCTCGCTTGAACCAGTGCGTCACTTTCGGTCAGCCCTTTTTTCTCAAAGGCTTCCACAATGGTTTCCCAAGTGGCTCCCTCGGAATCTAAAAGTTTCTTAGCGGAGACCGCTCCACAGCCGGGGCAACCCTTATAGTTATCTGTGGTGTCACCAATTAGTGTCTGAAAGAGGTGCCAGTAGTCAGCTTCTTCTTGAGTTATGTCGTAAAACTCATTCCGCAGGAAGTCATAGAATCGACCAGGAATTGTTTTGAAATCCTTATCACCCGACACAATAATAGAGTTGCTGCCTTTTACCGTTGCAAGGATGCCGATACAATCATCAGCTTCCAAGCCCGGTCTTTGGTAACAGGTGAAGTTTTCTTCGACCCACTTTTTGACTCCAAAATAGCAGACTGGCTTGCGTTTATCCGCTCTATTAATTTTGTAAGTCGGTAGGATTCTCTTTCTGAAATTCTCGTTGTCCGAGAAACACATTGTGATTTCATATTCACCTTCGTGTTTGTAATGCCTCAAGACCTTTTCGGTGAGGCTAACAATGGTATCATCAACCTTAGCTTGGGCTTCCCCTGCGTCTGCATGGAGAGTCCAAAGGTCGTTTCCCCATTGGATAGGGGTTTCGACAGAGGAGGTAGCCCTAAAAACTACCATGTCGGCATCAAAGAGGATGCGAAGCGGTTGCTGCTTAGTAGACAAATTTAAAAATCTCCTTCTGTTTTGTCGTGACGTATACCTTTGAACCGAGGCTCCCTTAGGACTCCTTTGGTACTCTCAGTCATAGCGTCAATTTGTACGATTTTACCCACAACTTCATCATAGAAAAACTCAGACCACCAGCGTTTCCGTTGGGCATCTGTGAGACCAGTGCCGACAACAACTTCTTTGCCGTCTCGGAACTGACAGACAAGCGCACCAGTCATACCTTTGTACTTCCCGGTTCCCTCTTGAAGACTGAGAACTTTCAGGTCATAGCTAATATCCTTCTTAATTTTTATCATGGTTTCGTTGCGTTTGCCGGGATTGTAAATAGCACAGGGGTCTCGGACAACTAAGCCTTCACCGCCTATTTTCCATATGTGGTTAGCAGCTTTCTCTATGTCTGACCATGTATCAGCATAGTATTGTGGTACGAGAAAAGCGTGTCGGTAGTTGTATTGCCAATCTTCTATACTTTCTAACGCCTGATAGCGTTCTTCGTATGGACGAGTTTTACACATTCCCCAAAATTCATCAAGGCTAAGGGCATCGTGAATGTACGCTCCTACTTCATAGTGTTGGTTCTTTGTGTCTCGACACCAGCCGCTTACAGTAGGTTGGGGGACACCTTTGGCGTATCCTTCAAATATAATTACATCAGTACAAAGGGTCTTAGAAATGTCGTAGAGTTCGGGTTTGAGGTGTTCAAGGCTCAGATATTCTTCACCTGTGCGACTAAAGATGTGGACACTGGTGAGATCGCATAGTGCAAAACAAAAGACACCGTCAAGTTTCTCTGAGTACATCAAGGGAAACCGAGGTGTCTTTTTGTTATTCATTTTTTCACGTGGGAGACAGAGCTGGATAAGATGTGACTTATCACGAGGAAAGTCCGGGTGGTAGTCAAAGAAGGTCTTAGAGGTTTTCTTCTTGTTTGCCATGAGCTTCCTCCTTAATAAACAACCCACACTTACAGACACCATAAGACCTCATGTATCTACAAGGACAAATGGTATCCTCATCACGGACATTCTGACAAGGGCAATACATCCTTCCGTACTTAGTTACTTGCCCGAGAAATTTGTCTGATAAGGCGTTAAGACGTTCCTCTGAGCGTACAGAGTAACCGTGTTTGTTGGCAATTTCTCGAAGTTCTTTTTTGTAATGCGGGGTCATCAATTTCCTCCTGTGATATCCTTAGTTTTCAAAGTGTAACCACAAGGACACTGAATGGTAACCTTAGCGGGTTCTACAAGGTCCCCTAAGGATAGCAAAGGGTGTCCGCATTTAGGGCATGAGATATTTACAGTTTTTTGTTTTTTCTTAGCCATAGTTATTTCTTTGCCTCCTTATTTATTCAGTGTCAAAAAAGGAAGGTTATTACCGCTATAATAATTTGGTAGCTTACCATCCCATTTGTCGATTGCTTTCTCTTGTAAAACCATAGGCGATAAAGACTTTTGTTTCTCCTGTTGCGCTCTGGCCTCAAGTGTTACACGTTCTAAATCATACTTTGCTTTCAAAGCTCCCTGTTCAGCAACTTTTTTACTTTCGATTGCTTTATTATATTCGTCACTAAAATCATGGTTTGTAATGAGTAAGCTTTTTACGACAATACCACTATTTGTTGTCTTTTCTACGAAAGCTTGGTTAATTTTATTTGAAATTTCTGTACGTTTTTCTACAAATTCCTCAATCGGATAATTAGCAATGATAGAGTTTGTGATCTCAGCTAATGTTGGTTTAATTAAAGTTTCTTCATATTTAGTACTGTACTTTTGATAAACACGCCCGACTTCTGCGGGATTTAAGGCATAAATCAGGCTTACATCCACATGGATAGTTTGCATATCTTTACTAGATACTTCACCTGTAGATGAAAAATTGACTTCACGGATGTTCAGTTTTTCGACCTTATCAATGAGAGGGATTCTAAAGTTTAACCCTTCATCCATTATGCCTACAAATTTACCCATACGCAGTACAACACCTCGTTCGCCTGTTTCAACAATTTTCAAACAGCTTAATCCAAGCATAAACATTATAAAAATTACACCACAACATACTGTTAATTTAATTTTATCCATATTATCCATAATTTAATTTCCTCCTTAGTAGTAAACTCTGACAATCCGTTGCTGTCTGCCAAAGTTTATGGCATCCATATAATTGTCAAAGTAAATATCAATTTTGTTAGTGTAACCGCCACCAAAGCGGTCTTCAACGGTATAAAGGTGACCATCAATTTCCACGAGGGTCCCAAAAGGTAAATGATCGGCGGCTATAGTTCGTCCTTGTGTAGCCTTAGTGCCACTCGCTGTTATCCCGTCAGCCTTACCGCATTCCTCAACGGATGCTGTGTAGGCTGTAAGGGTAACATCTTGAAAGTAAAAGGCTGACAACAATAGGCATAAAATTAATGACAATCGCACCACGTTTTACCTATCTTTCCTTCGGTATCCAGTTGCACTCTGAAACCGAAAAAGTCTTGTGCCTGTCTCATGGATTCCTGAGCTACCTTAACGACAGTTTCAGCAATCTCTTTTGTCCGGCAGGCAACCTGTACTTCATCGTGAACCCACGCCATGTATTGAAAATCTTTTCCGTGGTCAAGACCAAGTGCAAGCAGGTTTTCTTCGAGAAGCACTATCCACTTTTTGCAGATAAGTGCACCCGCTGATTGAAGGAGCAGGTTGAGAGCTGAATGGAGCGACCGCACTTGTAGTGGGCGACTATCAAGACCCTTGAGATATCTGCGCTTCCATTTGGTAACCTTACCGTGATGTTCCTCAGCAACCAAAGCGTTCGTTATGGCTGCCTTAAGGTCGGCAATAGCTGGAGTCTTTTTAAGGAACTCCCTTTTGAGTCTCTTGCCATCCTTCGCTGTTCCATGGACAATCTTGCCAATTTTGGCATCACCTGCGCCATACAGAAAGGCGTAGATAAAGGTTTTTGCTTGGTTACGCTCGGGAAGCCCGGCGGCGAGCTGATTGGCTGTGTGGATGTCGCCATTGAGTATTTCATGGGCATAAGCCCCATTGTCGTAAGGATACATAAAGTGAGCCAGACAGCGAAGTTCCAGACCGGATGCATCGACACCTACCTGATACCATCCTTTGGGGACAGTGAATAAGCTGCGACACTCTTTACCATATGGACTACCTGCGGACGGCACTTGGGCTACATTGGGAGCTGCGTGGGTAGCTCGTCCAGTAATAGCACCACAAGGATTAACAGAACCGTGAATACGTCCGTCTTCCTTAACGCACTTAAGCCAACCATATTTTCCATCAATAAGTTGTCCAATGCGTTTGGATATCATCAGATATTCTTCAAAGATACCAGCAATCTTTCGGAGTTTTTCTGGAGCTTCTGCGTCAGTCTTTAGGTAACCAAAAGTGATATCGTCAATCTTGAGGCGGTCTGTTCCTTCCTCAAAAAGTTCCTCGTTATCAGGAATGTACTTGAAATGGTTTTTAATAATCCATTCAATCTGCTGACGACTGTTTGGGTTGAAGTCTTTGTATCGCTGGATAGGAACACCAGCAATATAACCTTTAGTTTTATTGTCTCTTTTAGGGATAAATACTTTATCGGGAATCAATGGCACTTGCTGTCTTAAGATAGCATCAAGAGTTGCACTGCGACTTCTGAGGTCTATTTCCAGCTCCTGCGCTTTGAATACATCAAATGGGAAACCGTTTCGTTCTTGTTTTGCCATGAGCCACTGTGCTTGATGTTCAAGGATAATAGGAGCTTTCGGGTAGTTTTTACTCATCAGTTTCTCGTAGAGGAGCTTTGTGACCACTACGTCCTGAACGCAGTAGGTGAGCATCTCCTCAGAGAAGTGCGTCCAAGCGTCTGATGTTTCTTCGGCATAGGTTCCTTTAAGTTCCCCTAAGCGGAAGCCCCAAGCTTTTAAGCCATGAGAACCATATAGTTTACCGGGCAGTCTACCTGTTCGTAAGAGTCCGTTGTCACTATCTTTGATGTTGCCATAGATCAGGCGGGATAGGACAAGGGTATCCACGACATTCCCTTGTAGTGCATAAGGCACCTTGATGTCTGGATAGAGTTTCTCTAAGGCAGGGAGGTCGAAGTTGATGACATTATGACCACAAATAAAATCACCCTCCCGGATTGCCTCAAGGAGCCGTTTGGCTCCCTGATGGACTTCCGAGGGGCGATATTTTGTGACATTATTTTCTTCATCAATTATGACCATGCAGTGAGCTTCTGTCACTGTGTCTAAGAGTCCATTTGTTTCAATATCAAAAAAAGCAAGGATTACAGGTACTTTCTGTGCAGTTCTGCGTTTTCATCTTCAAGGGTTAAGATGTCTTCACGCATTTTAGCGATTGTTTTGATGTTAGCTTCTCTCAAAGCTTTAGCCATTTTGACTTGCTGTTTCAAGCACCATTTTTGCATACCGAAAAACATTTTAATTAGAAACAATTTTAATACCTCCTGTGTTGTGATAGGCTCTCAGAGCCGCTTCTTGTTGTCTCCCAGTAGAAAAACTGGAGATTAATTTAAGATACCCGATGACTCTTGTTCCATAATCGACATAAATAGAGTCACATTTCGGACAGGTCTTAGAGTAGTTGGGGTCGATGTGTCCACATGATTTACAGACAGTACAGAGAACATTGGTAGTCCAATAGGGAACTCCGTGGCGAATATTGGTTTCTATAAGGTTCAATGCTTCGTCTTTGGTCGGAGTGCGTTGTAAGTTAAGATGCAAGGCGGCACCACCATCAAGATATTGTGCTACTTCCTTGCCATGAATTTTGATTTTGTCTAGGATGTTCCAGTCCTCATCTTCGACCGGGTAGAAGTAGCTGTTGTAGCAGTCACGAGGAACCCATAGCCCGTCTTCTTCGTCCCACTTGGCGTTCTTGATACCTAAGTTTTCAGCGGGGACAAACTCAGTGTTAAAACGGACACCATAATCAGCAAGTGCTTCTTTGTTGAGGTTTTGAATGATAGAAAGGCAGTGCTTGAGGTACTCTGGATAGTTCTCATCTTTCCAGAAACCAGCGGGAGTGTGAGTGCATACATACTCGAAGCTCTCAAGACAGCCGTTAATGCCAATCGTACAGAACTGTTTGTCGATGTCGATAAAACCTGCGGAATAAGCGGGGAGCATACCACTCTTAATCATTTCCTTGTGGTATCTACGGTGAGCCAAAAGATACTTCTGGACACGTTTAATGACAACTTCTAAACTGAGTTTCTGTTGTCTGAGTCTATTGAAATTGATGGTAATTACCTGAACGCTTCCTGTGGAAACACCGCCTGCGCCGAGGGTGTAGCTGAAAGTGTTATCAGCAAGCTCGTTTCGGAGACGACAACAAGAAGCAAGGCTGTCTGCACTATTTGACTCGTAATGGAAGAAGCTGTGCCCTCTTGCCATTTGGTCGGCTAATAGATTGAGAAATTTCTCATCCTTTGCTGTGTTGTCTTCCACCAGATAAGCAGCAGTTACAACAGGGAATGTCAGCAGCTCTTTACGGCGTTCTAAACGGAACCACTCCATAAAAAAGGCCTGGAGATATTTAAGTGTCTCGTAGTCAGGCTGGGTGCCATCCGGGAAATAAAATTCATCGAACAGCGAGTGGAAGTAGTGTTCGTCAAACACCGAGATATTCCAGAAGATACTTTGGAAACCTCTGGCTGCTGCGGGTTGGTTCATGGAATAAATAACACTTTGCAGTTCTTGTTGTATTTCTCTTGTGTGAGCAACAAGATAATTAGAACCATAGGTCTTCTTAGCGAAGTAGTCGAAGTACATGAGAAACTCGACAGTAGCAACCGCTCCAGCGAAGCCACCTGCTATTTGGTACATGAGGTTTACGAAGCTCCCGCAGAAGCTCTGGAGGTTCTTAGGGGCTGCTGATGTACCGCCGATAGCCTTTGAGCCTTCAAAGAGAAATGGGTAGAGTGTGATAGAGGCACAGTAAGGTTTCAGCGAGGTTTCGTCGTGGACGTAAATAAGATGATTTTGGATGTCCTTGAGGTACTGTGCCGCTAATTCCTCACCAAACATAGACGTAATCTTGTCAGTGATGATCGCACGATTTACCTGAATGTTCTCGTATTTGTAGAGTTCAGCTTCCATTGTTGCCACATTCTTTGTAGTGACATTAGAATTAGGGTCTACAATTGAACCATCAGCGGCATTGTTAGCTGAGATATAATTTTTAATAAAATCAAGTTTACTCTGAATCTGAGTCGGAGTTAGTTTGTTTAGCAATTTCTTCTCCTTTCAGTATTTGGAATTGTTTGGTCATATCGACCCAATGTGGGGTACGACCAGAATAGACACCATATTGGTCGGTCACAATCGTGTGTTCTTTAACGTAGAACCTTTGGTTCGTAGTAGGTTCCTCAAGACCACCAAAGGCTTCCTTATAGGAACCTGTCTTGACCCATCTGATTTCTTCTACATCAAGGTATTTATCAGGGTCTTCGTCACGACCTGAATAGAGACCAATAGGCAAGCCTGTTTTCTTCGCTAAGGATTTGATAAGGATACCAAGGGATTTCTCGGTAATACCACTGTTCGTAGTGCCACCCATCAGGACAATAGCAGTGATGTCATCAGGATACTTTTGTGCGAGGGCATAGACATTAAAGACTGTATCCTCAAGGCTTAGAGAGTCTCCTTGGTTGCCTTGAAGATAATCTGAGTGACAGTTGGGACACTTCTGGTAACAGCCAGAGAACTCAATGTATATTGCAGTTTCTCCCGGAAGTTCTGATATTGTAAAACCAATGCTAGAGACTGGATAATTTTTTTTCATAAGTATGTTCCTCCTTTAAATTAAAAAGGAACATCATCATCGTTACCCACGTCGATGTCCTTTTTGTTTGGTCTTTCTGCGGCTACAAGCCTATCTGTTTCTTTGTCGTAGGCTAAGTAGCCAGCAATTCCTGTTTCGCCTGTGAAGCGACCTTTAAGAATCCTTACACGAACCAAGTTTTTCTCAGAGTCATCCGCTTGCTGATTGCGTTCTAACGCCCAGACACCATCGGATAACTGAGAGAGTGCTTGGGAACCCCGAAGATGACTGAGACTTACTGCTCCTCCTTCTTCTGCTGGTGTTCCATCAACCCGCTTAAGATGAGACACAACTAACATCCCGACTCCTGTTTCTTCTGCAAGACTGCGGAGCTTCGTCATTAGTACGTCTGTAGCCTTTCGTTCATTGTCGATTTCCAAACCACTGATAGCGATTGAAATGTGGTCAAGGATTATAAAGTCACATTGTTCGGCAGTTGCCATATAGCGAATGTTTTTGATTAGGTCGTCTGACTCCAGCGACCCAAAGTGTTCATAAAAAATAAAATGCCCTGAGCCGAGTGTGGCATCAAAGGCATCTTTGTATTCGTCCTCAGTAATGAGGTGTCGGTTAAGAGCGAGGCGTTTGCCTGTGTGGATAGACATTATCCCTTTGGCAGTCCTCTTGACATTTTCTTCAAGCATTAGCATCCCGATTTTCAAGCCCAGGTTGACCCCGCAGTGATGTGCGAGCTGTCGGACAAAGGTAGTTTTACCTGTGCCGGTACCAGCCGTGATGAGCACAAGCTCTCCCTTTCGGAGTCCCATAGTCATCTTCTGGAGGTCTATATCCCACGGCAACGGATACCCTTGGGCTTCTTCCTGTTCGGTTGACAGGGTTTCCCAGAGTTCTTCGCCGTTGACTATACAAGCGGGTTTATAGGTCTTTGCACGGAAGACTGCATTAACTACTGCTGAGGCTTGTCCCTGCATCAGACACTCATTGGGGTCTTTGAGGGGCAGGGTGGCAATCTTAAGTTTGTTAGGACTGAGGATACCGCATACGCTGTCTACAGCTTCACGACCTACTTTATCCATGTCAAACATAACGATTACTTCTTCAAACCCTTCTAGCCAGTCATACTGGGATTCAAATGTCTTCTTTGCTGATTGTGCGCCATTAGGCAGCGACACAACAGGGTATTTGTTACCTTGAATTTGGCTGACGGTGAGGCAGTCGATTTCACCTTCGGTAATTATTAGTTTCTTACCAGAAGTAAAGAGATGCTGACCGAAGAAGCGGCGTTCAAGGTTTCCGAGGGTCTCAAAAGTTTTGTCGGCATACCGCACTTTTTGACCTATAACAGTACCGGCCTCGTCTATGTAACAGGCAAACTGAGCAGGTCTATCATGTCGGAATCCCTTGTAATACCCATAGATTTTACAGGTTTCCATTGAGATACCACGAGCAGTTAAGGCTCCAAGGTTTAGATCAACAGGAGACACCACGCCTCCTTTGGTCACTGGCTTGGTAGCTTTTGTCTGCTGCTGTTCTTTATTTTGATGCTGGACATTACAGCTGAAACAATAGCTGTGTCCGTCATCATAGACACACATTGCATCACTGCTGCCACAATCAGGGCAGGGGACATGTGCCTCTACAACTTGAGATTCGGTCTGTTCCATATTAGAGTACCTCTACAGTTTGGATATTAGGGTAGGTAGCAACAAGGGTTTTGAACAGGTCGCTTACAGCAATCTTCTGGGAATCAGTAAGGGTTCCAGAGGTGTCGCAAAGGATGTAGATGGACGTTGTGTTGTCCTTGAAGTCCCACTGTGCGACAGCATTGACATCTCTGTCTGCTTCTACTGTGCCGTCATTTTGGATAATGAAGTGATACCCTGAGTCGAACTCACCAAGACGGCGAGCAGTGTTGACTAAGGTTTCCTTATCGGCTCCGTTAATAGGCTTCTTGATAATGTAGAGCCAGTCTGTGCAGGTACGTTGTTTGAATTTTAGAGTGCTTATTTGCTGCTGCCTCCTTTCTTTAAGATGAGTCCGTCAGTAGGTTTTTTAGGTTCATTGAACCAACTTGACGGTATGAATTTGCGGGCATATTGATAATCATGCTTTTCGCACCAATCAGCGACAGTAGTTTTACTGCCTGAATATATCTTAGTGCTAAGACTACTAAATACAAACCGGATGTCGAGGTGTGGGTATTGGTCTTTGATTAGTAGGTGTTTTCTCCGATCGTCAGCATCAAAAACTCCTTTGGTTTCCACGATGATACCATTAGGAAGCACCCAATCAGGGGTGTAGGAGTGGTCAGAGGCAGGAATAATATAAGGCAGCTTGAATTTTTCATAAGCTGCCTCAATTCCTGCATTTTTTAGTTGTTCGCCTACTTTGTCCTCAAGACCGCTTCGGTATGGAGTAGGTTTATTATAGAACCCCCCATGGCGGTTAAACCCTTTCAAAGTTTAGAACTCCTCAGTGTCGAAGGAGGTGTTTTCAACAGTAGCGTTTTCAGTTACAGTGTAACCTTCTTCTTCGGTGAAGCCAAACTTGTCCGCAGAGACACCGCCGGGTTCTTTAAATTCGATAACTTGAACTGCATCAAGATATAAAGTCAGACCACAATTATTAGCAGATTTATGGTAAGGATTTACTGTGAAGCGTACACGGCAGACACTGCCATGACCAATATCTCCTTTTATTGGGGTGCCTTTTGCATCAAAAATAGGTATAACACGTTGTTTGGTTTCCCCAGCTTTAGTTGTGTAGCTGGATTTGGTTTTGAATTTAAAGACAGTATCGCCATTTTTGTCTTCTCTGCTGCCATTTCGGGCGTTAGTCCATTTTTTCCCTTTGAACTCACTAAGTCCTTTAGCTGCTTCCAATTCTTCGTCTAATATCGACAGCAGTTTATCAGTGTCTTCTTGAGAGAATAACATTTGGATTGTATAACCTACTTCTGCACCTTCGTAATATTCAGGGGTACGGAGTTTGGGATACTGAGCGGTTCCTTTAGGGGTTGTGATTTGTGTTCTCAAATTAGAAATCTCCTTTAATTATTTTTTAGTTTCCGGTAGAGCCGATACCAGCGGTTCCACGCTCTGTGTCGCTTAGTTTGTTAACGACAGAGATTTTGAAGGCTTCGTTTTTTTCGAGGATAAGCTGTGCGATACGTTGACCTTTAGAAATATACTCGGAATACTGTCCGATATTTTCGACTAATAAAAGGAGTTCACCTCGGTAATCGCTATCAATGATTCCAGTACCATTGGCTAGGCGCAATTTAGTTTTAGCTCCAGTGCTGGAACGCAGGAAGACCTTACCGTGATATCCTTTAGGTATCTCAAGGGCTATCCCTGTGTGAACCATATAAGCGGTAGGCACGATACGGTTCGGAAGAACTTCGACAGAGCTAATGCTGCTTAGGTCGAGGCCAACGGAACCAGCAGTAGCTTCCTTGGGTAACTGCGCTTCCTCATGTAGTTGCATAATTTTTAAAATTGGGGTTGCTATGCTTTTCACCTCCTTTCAGTTCAGTTAAACAAAAAGTGAGGTCAGAGTTTGTTGACTCTTCCCCCACTATCTGTGACGCTTAGATAAATTCAATTTGAAAATCTTTAGTATCTTTTGGTAAATATACTTTTGCAGGTTTACCACATTTTTGAGCAAGTCTAACAAGCGCAATTTGAGAACCTGTAATGTAGTCGAAGGTATCATCAGAACTACAAGATGCAGATGTTTCGATTATTTTACCCTCTTTGACGAAAGAAAAAATAATTTTATTACCTTCACGACGCCAGTATAAGCTTTCTTCGTTTAGTGCATTTAGTCGTTTTAATTCTTCTAGTGCTTCTTTCCATTGTCTTTGTGAATAGTCATAAAGTGCATCTAAAAGTGCCTCGTCGCACTCTTTTTGTAATTTTCGAAATATATCTACTGCCGAGTCTTTTTCATTAAGAATGGATAATTCTTCACAGCTAAAAAGGCGGTGGTCGTCCCATAGAAAGCGTCCTCCACGAGAAAAACTGTCTCTCACTCCTCTTCCCAATGGCTTTTTATCCCATTTAACATAAAAGAACTTAGTATTGACAGTATCTACAGTGCCCTTACCAAACTCTTTGTGGTGAACCCTAAGTCCCTCTTTAATTTCCTCAGGGTCGATGCCTTTAAGTGGCTCTAACTTGTTGTAGTTTATCCACCATCGCCCCTCCATATATTTATTTTTAGATAAATCTTGTACGATAGCATCAGTTTTAGCTTTCTTTTCGATGACTACTACAGCTCCACGTTTAATAAAAATATCTATATCCTCTTTAACACGATATTTTAAACCGACTTTAATATCAATATATCTCATGATTATTTACCTTCCTCTCTCGGATTAATGGTTTTACCTTCGAGACTCTCAACGAGCCATTTTGCGTAGTCTTGGATTTTCTTAGCTTCCTTAAGTTCCGCTTCGCCATCCTTACGACCTATACGACAAACATACTTGATGATATTACCACGCAGGTAACCACGAAAAGCTTCAGGTGTCATATTGGCTTGCATGGTTTCTATTGGTTGATGCAAGGTGTCGTAGTGGGTGCTGTCGGATAAAGTGTAAGGCGCAAGGGTTCTCAAGGGAATAAAACGCCAATCATCTACAGGGTACTTTTTTTCTCTTTTTTCTTTATTAGGATAGTAAAAGGCAGGTGTTTCTGATTCGTCATCATTTTTGAGTTCAACTATTTCACCCTTTTCAAGCCAACCTTGCTCATCATCACTACGATAATCCGTAAGGACGATAAACAACTTCCCTCCGTGAGCGACATAATCTTCAAATTCTTGTCTGTTCATAATTACTTAATTCCTCCTTAGATTTATTTGAGAAATACTTAAGGATATCCTAAAGATTAATTATTACTGTAATAACAGTAGGAGTAATCTAAAGGTTATCCTTAGGTTTCCTTTCTCACTTATGTGGAACAATTAAGAAAAGATATATTTACTGTTAGTGATTTCATCTAATTTTAGGTCGCCTCTTTTTGGTAAAGAAGGTAGAGAAGTGTCGGATAACTTCAACATATCGTTCTTGAAGTTATCAAGTACATCTTGCTCAGTGTACATTTCAATGAAACTCTGTCGTACTGCCTTATACATGGTCTTTGCTTGTGCTACAGGAGCACCATAGGAGTCGTGTATCATTGCAAAGTGTTTGATACCTGCATCTATAGCATTGCAGACAGTTAATTGAAGGTGGCTTGCATCCATAGAATGAATGAAGTTTGGGGCAACACCCTGAGCTTGCGCTCTCTTGTCGATATTCCCTGTGACATTCAGACCATAGAGACGGATGTTCTTGCCTGCACATCTTAGGCGCACCTGAGTGCTGACACACTCCATATAGCTCTGTTGAACCGGGAGACCCATTGGAGTCGTCCAAGTAACCACTTGACCCTTCTTTGTAACCAACTTAGCGCAGTCCTGTAGCCACTTCATACCATCTACAGCTGCAACTACAGTAGTTCTAACAGCGTTCCAAATAAGCTTTGCCATATATGCAGAGGCTTGCCAGCAGTTTTCATCAGTGAACACGGAAGATTCTTTCTGTTCCTGCATATCCTTTTTGATTATGTCTTCAAAGATTTGGTCTCTAAAACCATACTCCTTAGAGCCATAGGCGAGAGTCATAACGGAGCGTTTGGTTACCTTTCTGTTCACGCCGTACAGTCGCCAAAGTTGTGCGAGGGTCTTGGTGCCAAACTTGATTTTAGTGTCGATAACATCATCTAATGAACCAGAATTGAGGTCTTGGTCGATAGCTATATTTACCTTCTCTGCAACAACTCCATAGATGTCATTAGGTTTCTCAGAGGGCAGAAGGTTTACTGCTGCTCCACCTACAGGGTCTCTAAGGATTGCAGAGAAATGCTGGAGACCTGAGCAAGTACCATCAAAAGCCACAGGGATGCCCGATACAAAGCCTTTAGGACTGCCATATTCAGCTTCCCAAGTTTTCCATGCTTGCCACTCAAAACAGAAAGCCAGGAATTGACAGGGTTCATCTTGGTTCATCCAAAAGGTGTTAGCGAGCGGGTCAAGAGCAGAAGCAAGGATTTCAAGCTCATTGTCTTTGACCCACTGGATACGGTCGTCATAGCTGACTTTATCGACACCTGCTAAATTAGCACCATGTACAGCAAGCCAGTTGATGTCTGCCATGTCTTCACAGGCAGGAGCATCAGCAAAGAGGATAAGACCCTTGTTTAGGTCGTCTCCTTGGAAACTGAAAGAGGGTAGAGGATAGACACGGCCTCGAAAGTCCATGTTGCAAGGGAAGTAAATTCTGTCGTACTTAGAGAACTCCTCAGCGGTCTTAATGTTCCCAATGGCTCTCAAGGCAAGGCTTTTACGACTTATTTCATCCTTGTAGAAGCTGACCATAACTTTACGGTATTCCTTGAGTTGTTCCTCTGTTGGGTTCTCAGGAAGTACCATAGGCTTTGGGGCTTCGTTGATATAAGGGATACCTGCACGACCTCCGCCAAGCTCCATCACTTCCTGCATGACTGCTAAGACTTTCTTATTGATTTTCCACGGAGTTGCTTGGATACTGTTGATTGCTTTTCTTACTCCGGCAAGCTCCATCTGTCCTAACTTTTTTAGGTACTTCTTACCAAAGACAGACCGTTGATCTCGGAGGCGTAATAAAGATGTGCTTGATTGCAGTTCTCCGTGATAACCGCCTTCATCGTAGGACTCCCAAGGTTTCGGAGGGATGATAGTAGGGCAGAGGCGGTAAGCACTACTTACTGCGTTGTCTTCATTGTTCATCCACGCATCTAAAAGGGCTTGTGTCGGCTGTAAATTTAGTGTTGCGCCTTGTTGGCAGTATTCAAAGTAAGGTGTATTCTCAATAATTATGTTTACGAGGCAAGCCGAGAGCTGCATTAAGTCTTGAGTGTTCCATTTAGGAGCTTGGTAACCATCACGTTTCATCCACGCAATCGCATAGGCACGGCGGTAGAAGCTCTGAACACGTTGGTCTATGCCATTATTGACGACAACATTTCGACTCGGATTCAGACTGAGGTAGTGAGTAAGGTTGTATTCGTCTTGGATTTCTTTACCGATGAGCTGACTAACGTTAGACAGAAAGAGGTCTTTACGTTTCATAAGGTTGTTCATAAGGATTGAGAAAGGCGAAAAGGTCAATAAGCTATATAGCTGGTCTTTCTCCTCTTTGTAAAGCTCTACCATCTCGAAAAGAATACTTACATAGGCGGGCTTTACGCCTCTTTTGGGAGCCACTGCGTTCTCGACAAATACCTTGATAGCTTCAAAGACGTTGCTGTATTGGTGTGATATAAACTTCTGACCGAGGGTAGTTGTTCCGACTTGCCCCTCTGCTTTGGCTTTGTCGTACACTTGGCGTAGTTTTTGTTCGCCAAAAGTTTTGTAACGTGCCTCCAGTTCTAGTTCTTCAAGGTACAAGGGGTGCTTTTCGTAGTGCTTTTCCATGATTCGTTCTCCTTCTTTTTTTGAAATTTGTTCGCTTTTAATACGAACATAAGGTTATTATAACGAACGTATGTTTTGACACAAGGCCAACAAAAAGCCACCCTCAACTAAACGTGAGAATTAGTACAAACTTATGTTTAGCTAAAGGTGGTTCTTCGTTAGGTTTCAGTTCAGAAAAGTTTATGCCAGTTTAGACAAAGAACGACTAATATTAAGATAATTATTAAATTCTCCTTCAACCGCCGTTTCATTTCTGTTTTTTCCAAATTTCATAGGCTTGAGGACTCATCACAGTAAACCCTCCGCTAACCTTGACGATACAACAGACTCCTAACACGTTCGCCTCTGCGGCGGCTTTTCGTGCTTGATAACGATTCTTTAAAATCAACATATAAATTTCCTCCCTAGGTTATAAAGTTTATCTTAGAGTTATCCTCCATGGTGCCCCACGAGGTGACCTCATAGGCACTAGCAAGACAACGCTTATAGCCCGAAGTTTCTCAGAGTTCTATCCCAGTCGATTACTAGGCTAGCTAAGACAAGAAACATGATAATTTTGTCTTTCATGGTTTATTACCTCCATTTTTTTTATAATAGTTGTTAAAGGCTTCAAGGGTTACCGCTGGATGTCGGCCATAGTTAAAGCCATTAAATGCTTCCATAAACATATCGTTGATTAGAGTTTCATTTTGATATCGTGACATTAAAGCATCTTTATATCTGTCTGCTTCGATAATCCAGTATTTAAAAATGCCTGGATCGTCTTCGGTCATAGCTTTTAGGGCCTTTTGTGTTGTACTATAAAATTTTAGGTATAGTTCCATTTTTAGACCTCCTCTAAGCAACTTAGGGTAAGCCACCATTTGCCGTTATCATATTTAGTAGGCATAAGACTTTGTGCATAATAAGAACCCTTCCTGAAGCTGCTTATTATCTTTACAATATCGCCTTTCCATAAACAAACTTCATCACCACAATAAACGTCATGTGTTACCCGATAAATCCCGCCTACTTTAGGTTCAAAAGCAGGTTTACAAGCTTCCTTTGTCATAATAAATTCCTCCTGTTCAAAATGTTTCATCTATAATTTTTCTGATATTTTCGGAACTAGTTTTAACTTTGTCTCTGTTCAGCCGTGGGGCTTCCAGCAGTCCCTCTATTACCTCTAATTCATCACTAATATCCCGCAGGGATGCGGCGTAACTATCTGCTATGCCTTCTTTCTCTTGTATGTCTGCTTCATAGCCTTTTAGTTCATCTTCGTAGCTTTTGGTTGCGTGGGCTAGTTCAGCGGCTACAATGTCTGCCAGCGGGTCACCTAGTGTATCCCTTATTGTGTCAATAATATCCCTGTGGCTCATTATGATTACTTCTTGTCCCGTCTTGAGTGTAATTTGTTCAATATTGTTAATCATTTAATCATCTCCTCAACACTCTTAATAAAGGTTTTAACAGTGTTTAATTCAGGATCAGTTAGTTCAAAATATTTTGCTAAAAGACATAAAAGCGTTGTTGCGTGTAAGTATTCATATTGCAAAGTAGGGTAATCAACATCAGAGCTTTTAAAAAATACTGCATAATAACCTGCTTTATTGCTAGTAATATAGATGTTTCTTAACTGTAGTAATAACATTCTCTTGTCCTCCTTATACTCCGTATGATATAATCTAGGTAAATCAGGGTAGCAGGGTGTGAGCCTGCTCCCTGTCTCTACCTACTAATTAGCGGTACGAGACAACAAACAAAGGGTGAGGGCTAACAGGATTACTGCTAGTCCTTTCTGTTTTGTTGTCAAGGTTTTCAACGCTCCTTCCTAGAGGCTTACTAGTGCTAACTGTTTGTATCCTCTCTGCTAACCTCTAGGTTACCTAGAGGTCAGCGACAAGACACAAGGGAGTATTAGTTTCTATCTTCTTCTAAGTCTTCCCAATCCTCGTAGCCTAACCATTCAGCTATGGTATCAGTTTCAAACCAAAAGAAATCATTTATATCTGTTTCTGAGGGCACTTCATCATTTTCAACCCAACAATTTTCTAGTTCTTCCCATACCCTTTCTAGCTCTTTGCTGGTTAGTAGATTAACGGTATCAACTGCCCCCGACCAAAATGTAAAATCTAAATAATTTACTTCTTTGCAAATTTTCATTTTTATACTTCCTCGCTTTCTTCTTCCTTATACTGATAATGTTTGTAATTTAAATTCATATATTTTACGTTCTTTGAAGTCGTGAAGCCCAAAAGCGTCCTTAATTAGGTTTTGTAGCCTTGAAGTGGTTGTACTGTAATAACTATTGTCAAATATAGTTTCTCCTGTGGTCATGCAATAGATTAATATAGGCGTTCCGTAGCTTAATACTGCATAGGACCTGCCTGTGTTTATGGCTGTTACACTTCTACCACAAATATTTTGTAGTTGTTCTAACTCGCTTTGCATGTCTCTGTAAGGTGTGTAAGTTGTTTTCATTTGTGTTCCTCGCCTTCTTTTAGTTCGTGATAACACGAATCCTTGAATTAATAATAACTCGTGTTTTAACGAATGTAAACCGACAAATAACTCGCTTTTTAACTAATTTTCGGAAAATACTCGTGTTTTCACGAATTAACTTTTGTTTTCTCATTAATTCGCACTTTAACGAATTATTTTTTTATGTTAGAATAGTTTAAAGAGGTGATAAAGATGGTAACAAATGAAGGAATACCTATAGGCAAGGTCGCTAATTTAAATGATATGCACTTGTTAAAGGCTTTCATAAAATTTCTATGTGAAAACAAAAAAATAACAATAAAAGAATTTACAAATCATATAGGAATGAATGAAACGAGCTTTCACGATCGGTTTAAACGAAAGTCAATAACTGTTAGCGATTTAAATAAAATTCTTGCACCTTTTGATTTAAAATTAGAAGTTGTGGAGATGACAGAAAGAGAAGCTAAAGAAAATCCTTATAAAATAAAAACCTAACAAACACAAAAGACACCTTGAGGTATCAAAAGATTCCTCAAGGTGTCTTTATTTCTTTCGTTATTAAATTACTTAGTACCATTTTAGCAGACAAATAGCAGAAAAAAGGGCGGGGACTTTTACAAGTTATTTATGGTATAATATTGTCTGTGAGGTGATATTAATGATTTGGAAGTATTTAGGGCGTAGTATTATTACTTTGCTTATTCTTAGTATGTTATATGCTTTATTTACTGGCGCAATAGATGGCTTTCAGTATTTATTAAAATTACCTGTAATAAATGTATTGATACTTATAGCTATTTTTTTGTTGTGTATA